CAGAAGATTGCTGAACAAGAATATCAGGATGAAACTGATGAAAGTAAGAAATATGAAATCGAAAAACGAATTGCTAAGAATTACAATATTCAACTTGCAAAGAAGGTTTCCCTTAATTCTGCTTACGGTGCTCTTGGCTCTCAGTATTTCAGATTCTATGATTTGCGTATGGCTCTTGGTGTTACTACTGCTGGACAATTAAGTATTCGTTGGATTGAAGCCAAGATTAACTCTTACATGAATAAACTATTGGGAACAGATAATCATGATTATGTTATTGCGAGCGATACTGACTCGATTTACCTATGTCTTGCGGGACTGGTTAGAAAAGTCTACAACGATAGAGTACCTGATCCAAACCTCGTCATTAAGTTCATGGACAAAGTATGTAATGATAAGATTCAACCGTATATTGATGTTTCCTATCAAGAACTTGCGGAGTATGTTCATGCTTATGCTCAGAAAATGCAGATGAAGCGTGAAGGTCTTTCTGATAAAGGAATCTGGACTGCCAAGAAACGATACATTCTGAATGTGTATAACAATGAAGGTGTTCAATATAAAGAACCACAAATGAAAGTTATGGGCTTAGAGATGATTAAATCTTCTACGCCTGCCGCCATTCGTGAAAAGATGAAAGAAGCTGTTACTATTATGATTCGTGGTAGTGAAGATGACATACATGAATTTATTAAACAAGCACGAATCGATTTTATGAATCTACCACCGGAAGAGATATCTTCACCCCGTGGACTTAACGGATTGGCTAAATACTCCGATGCTGCATCATTATATAAATTGGGAACACCAATTCATGTTAAAGGTGCCATTCTGTATAACCATTATCTCAAAGAGAAAAATCTTACTAAAAAGTATCCACTTATTCAAGAAGGCGAGAAGTTAAAATACGCCTATCTCAAAATGCCAAATCCTTTTAAGGATACGGTCATATCATTTCCAGGTAGATTGCCAAAAGAATTAGGTTTACATGAGTATATCGATTATGATACTCAATTCGAAAAGGCATTCTTGGAACCAATCAAGATTATTTTAAACTGTATGAAATGGACTACTGAAAAAGTAAGCACACTAGAGGACTTCTTCTCATGACATTCTTAACACTACTCTGTGCATTAGCACTATCTGGTATTGCCGCATGGTATTCTGTAATTGGTTTAGCCGCCATCTTTACAGGTGCCTTTTGGCCAATCGTTTTTATGGGTTCGGTTTTAGAGGCCAGTAAACTGGTTACTACATCATGGTTATATCGTAATTGGAAAACCTGCCCACTTTTATTAAAATCATACTTGACCACAGCAGTTGTGGTTCTGATGATGATTACAAGTATGGGTATCTTTGGTTTCCTATCTAAAGCACATATCGATTCTACAATGGATGCTGGTGCAAATACCATTGAAGTTAAAACTTTAATGCAACAAGAAAAGATTGTCAAAGAAAGATTAGATTATTTACTTGCTCGTGCCAAGGATCCATCAACGGCAAGTAATCGTTTAGATAAACAGATTCAAGATACACAAAAAGAACTTACTGAAATCAATAAGAAAAAGTTACCACTTCTTAAAGAATCAAATAAACTTACCGCAGAAGTTGGTCCCATCAAATATGTTGGTGATATGATTTATGGTACAGATGATGATAATGCCTTAGATAAAGCCGTTAGATTGGTAATCATGTTAATTATGGTTGTATTTGACCCGCTAGCTGTGTTATTATTGATAGCAGCAAATATGTCGATGGCAAAAGGTAGTGGTAGACCAATCGTCAAAGATGGTGAAATTACTGGACTAACACCTAGTGATATTCCTGTTTTTACTGAAAGAAAACCTGAGCCAGTTAAGCCACAAGAGCCAGAAGAACCAGTAGCAAAAGTAGAAATTGAGAAAGAAAATATTGTAGAAATAAAAGAAGAGCCGATTGTTTTAGATGAGGTTTCAGGTGAAACTATACCACCTTTAACTCCATTAAGAGTTCATCATGCTCCTGGAGTATATACGGAACATCATGATGAGGAAACGAAGCAAAAATTACAGCCTAAGTATGATTATGATGCTGAGTATGCTTTCAAAGAAAAGAAAAGTTTAGATAGTGGGAATTTTTAATAAGGTGAATATATGAGTATATTAGATAAAATCAAAAAGAATAGTAGTATCAAAGAATCGGCTATTCTATCAAAGTCAAAATTCTTTACACAAAAAGATATGATTCCGACTTCCGTGCCAATTATTAATGTGGCACTAAGTGGCAAACTAGATGGTGGTCTTACACCAGGTCTTACAATGTGGGCAGGTCCATCCAAACATTTTAAAACTGCATTTTCATTATTGATGGCCAAATCTTATTTGGACAAATATCCTGATGCAGCACTTTTATTCTATGATTCAGAATTCGGCACACCACAATCCTATTTCGACTCTTTTGGTATTGATACTGACCGTGTTCTACATACTCCTCTTACTGATATTGAACAACTCAAGTTTGATGTGATGCAACAGTTAACCAGTTTGGAACGTGATGATAAATTGATTATCATTATTGATTCGATTGGCAATTTGGCATCGAAGAAAGAAGTTGATGATGCACTTGAAGGCAAATCTGTTGCCGATATGTCAAGAGCAAAACAAGTCAAATCATTATTCAGAATGGTAACACCTCATTTGACAATGAAAGATATTCCAATGATTGTAGTTAATCATACTTACAAAGAAATTGGAATGTTCCCTAAAGATATCGTTGGCGGTGGTACAGGTTCTTATTATTCAGCCGATAACATTTTCATTCTTGGACGCCAACAAGAAAAAGAAGGCACCGAAGTTGTAGGTTATAACTTCATTATTAATGTGGAGAAATCCAGATATGTCAAAGAAAAATCTAAAATTCCTGTTTCTGTTTCTTTTGATGGCGGCATTAGCCGTTGGTCAGGCTTACTTGATATTGCATTGGATGCAGGACTGGTTGTTAAGCCATCTAATGGTTGGTACTCAAAAGTGGATCCAACATCTGGTGAAATAGAAGAAAAGAAATATCGTATCAAAGATACCGATACTGCTGAATTCTGGTTACCTTTGTTGAAGAGCAAAAAGTTCCAAGATTTTGTAACAAGCAAATACCAAATTGCTACCGGTGAAATCATGCAAGGTGGTTCAGAAGATATATTTGCTGAGATTGAAACTACCAACGGAGCATAACATGATTGAGGGTGTAGATTATTGTTTCATTTATCCAAAAGATGATGGCCAAGCGGTACACATTAAATTACTTGAAGGACCATATAAAGATACCATTTACAAATATGGTAAAGTGAAATTCAAGGAAGAAAATGAACAGGTCTATTTACTTTTCGCATATGATGTGTTAGAATCTAATGTGATGAAACCTAGGAAACTAGAAAAAGATGGTACATTTAAAAACTATATTGGTGACTTGCTCGTTGAGCTTATGTCATCTAACATTGAGCAGGAAATAATTGATGAAACTGGAATTAGCGATACTGAAGAATTTGGTCTATAATGAGGACTATCTCAGAAAAGTATTACCATTCTTAAAAAGTGATTATTTCTCGGACAGAACCGAGAGGACTTTATTTAATGAAATTACATCATTCACGGAAGATTACAATACTCCGCCAACGATTGAAGCACTTAGTATTGCCGTCAAGGAAAAGAACACTCTTACAGATGACGAAGTTAAGAACTGTGAATCTTATCTCACGGAAATTGAGAGCAATCGCCAAACAGAAACCGAGATTCAATGGCTTGTTGACAAAACCGAAGCCTTTTGCCAAGAGAAAGCGATTTACAATGGTGTATTACGGGCTATTTCAATTCTCGATGGTAAAGACAAAAGCCATGACAAAGGTGCGATACCCTCTATATTATCGGACGCTTTGGCCGTCAGTTTCGATACAACCGTAGGACATGACTATCTTGAAAACTCTGATGCTCGCTTTGATTTCTATCATAGAAAAGAAGAACGAATCCCTTTCGACCTTGATTGTTTCAACAAGATTACAAAAGGTGGTCTACCAGCTAAAACTCTCAATATTGCTCTTGCTGGTACGGGTGTTGGCAAATCTTTGTTCATGTGCCATGTTGCAGCAGGCGCTATGGTCCAAGGTAAAAATGTGTTGTATATTACACTTGAAATGGCCGAAGAAAAGATTGCCGAAAGAATAGATGCAAACTTATTGAATGTTACACTTGATGACTTGATGGACTTACCAAAAGATATGTATGATAAGAAAGTCGCTAGAGTTAAAGAGAAAGTAACTGGCAAACTTATCATCAAAGAATATCCTACCGCATCTGCTTCCGTTACACACTTTAGGACTTTATTAAATGAACTTAACCTCAAAAGGTCTTTTGTTCCTGACATTATCTTTGTTGACTATCTTAATATCTGTTGTTCGAGCCGTATTAAAGCTGGGGCAAATATTAACTCTTACACCTACGTCAAATCAATCGCTGAAGAACTTAGGGGTCTTGCGGTTGAATGTAATGTTCCTATTGTATCTGCTACTCAAACTACGAGGAGCGGATTTACCTCAAGCGATCCAGGCTTGGAGGATACGAGTGAAAGTTTCGGGTTGCCTGCAACCGCCGACTTGATGTTTGCTTTAATCTCATCTGAAGAATTGGAAGAGATGGGTCAGATTATGGTAAAACAATTAAAGAATCGATACAATGACCCAACATATTACAAACGATTTACTGTTGGTGTTGATAGAGCAAAAATGAAACTATATGATGTCGAACAATCAGCACAACAAGGTCTGGCTGATGCCGGACACCAAGGTGTGGGTGCTCACAATAAGATTAAACATGAGAAGAAAAACTTTGAAGGCTTTAAAGTATGATTTTAACTAGAGAACAAGCATTACATTGTTCTAAAGTATTCCATGATTATTTCAGTAACATGGGAAGCACCGAAGAATATATGCGTGATGAGAAGTTAAAGAATGTGGCAGAAATGCCTTCTTCTTTATTTCCACCAGAAGATGATTTGTTTTCTGATTTCTCCATGCACCCAAATGACATGGACATTGATGTTTGTGAAATACCAAATACTCAATTCGAAACATTACTTGCCATTACCTCTTCACATATCAATAAGGCACCAGTTGGTAAGAATATACAATTGGCAGTCAAAGAGAAGAACTCAGGAAAGATTCTAGGATTCATTCGTTTAGGTTCACCAGTAATCTATATGAAACCTAGAAACGAACTCTTGGGGCAAGTTTGGATTCAAAATGAAGATACAGCCAAACGATTTAATGCTTCTTGTGTTATGGGTTTCGTAATTGTACCATCTCAACCTTTTGGTTTTAATTATCTTGGTGGTAAACTTCTATCTGCCATTTGTACCAGTCATACAGTAAGAGAAATCTGTAATAAGAAATATGACATGAATGTATGTCTATTTGAAACTACCAGTTTGTATGGTACCACTAAAACAGTATCACAATATGATGGTATGAAACCTTATATTCGTTTTCGTGGTCTTACTGAATCCGATATTGTGCCAATGATGCACGGTCAAAGATACCATGATTTGAAAAACTATGTGGAAAATATTGTTGGAGATTTATTGGCAGGTGATACATCATCAACCAGTAGAAAGTTGAGAACCTTTACCAAGATTATTGCTTTAACCAAAGCGGCTTTAAAGGGAACACCTGAAGGAGAAACATTCTCTTTAACGATTGAGAACGCCAAAAAGTTGACAGAGAAGAAAAGATATTATACATCCGACTTTGGGTATAATAATGCTGTTGATTATATGAATTGTAAAACAGATGTCCTTTCACCTGGTGAAAATTACGAGAAGCACAATTTAGAAAACATTATTGCTTGGTGGAAACAAAAAGCATCCAATCGTTATGAAACCCTTAAATCTGAAGGTCGTTTGAGAACCGAATTAGAAGTATGGACTTCAGGTAAAGACATCCAGATTATCAGATAAATAATCGATGGCAGACGATACCTCAAAAGCAGAATCAGCACAGGCACTCTTTTGTGCCATGGCCGACTTCATCGGTGCATCTAAAGTGGATAAAGTTTTTGACGAGAAAAAATATCCAAATTATAAATCATTTAAAGAATATTGGAATGAAACTTATCCTACAACTAAAATTGGGGATTCGTTTAGAAAGCACGTTGATTCTGGTACCACAAATTTATCAATCATTGAAAAATTCTTAGAAAATAATGATGATTGGTATATTTCTTCAGTTAAAATAGCAAAAAAACTTATTAAAGACATTGACGATATCTCAACTAAGTTTACTTCCATCAAAAGACCATCTTGGTCTTCCGTTTTTTATGTTCGTGGTGATAAAAGCGTTATGGATAACATTGCGTTATTATTTAAAGAATGTAATGATGGCCAAAAATTAATCAATAAGATGTTAACGGAAAGTGGTGAAAGAAGAAAGTTAATATTTGGTGATATTAATAAATGGTCTCCTGCTGATATCTATTTTGCATCACCAAAAGCTAAAAAAGAAATTTTAGATTTGTTAAAAAACAAAAAAGGTTTAACTTTTGTTGCTTTAAATTTATTTGTTGCTAAAATGATTGCAAATGGAGATTTACTACCACTATCATTAAAAAAACAAACTCATGAAGTTACTATACATAAAGTAAATTTTCATAGGCCAACCGAATTAAAAGAAATTGAAAAAGTTAAATCTTACGGTTTAAGTAATTGGAAACCTAGAAAACCAGGTGAGAAACACGCTAGAGATTTAAAAATTTATTATTCCGATGATAAAACAAAATATGTTCAAATGCAACATACCACCGATTCGAGTGGTGGATGGAAAGCAACTAATATGGATAAAGATAGTGAAGCTAGACACGGCTCTTTAGCATCACAACATATATTTGCTGATGCTTTGGCCATTATAGATAAACCTTTTGCAACAAGATGGTTGTCACAATTCACCTCAGCAAATAATATCTTTAAAAAAGAATTAAAAACTTTTGTTGATAAAGAATTTAAAGGTAAAAAACCAACAGCACCACCAAAAGGTGTTAAATTAAAATCTAAAGACCGTATAAAGTTTGAAGAAAAAAGAGTTGAATTAAGTGTAAATGTTACGAATAAATTAATGCCTGAATTAATTAAATGGTTTAATAAAAGCAATAATGCAGATAAATTTGTTCGTGTTATATATGAATACTCAGCTTCTAGGTCTGAAGATTCTGGACCTTTTGTTATTTCGAAATAAGGATATAATATGGCATTAATTGACTTTGATAAGTTAGCAAAACAATATGAAAACTCTGATGACTTTGGGTTCTCTGCTGTTTCAGAAGAAGAATATAATTCAGTAATCAATAAAACTGTTGCAACGGCAGATGATTACAAAGAAAGATTAAAACAATTAGAGAATATGATTCTACCATTCTTGGTCAAGTTACAAACGACCGGAGATAAAGAATACATATATTGGCCTAATCGTAAACCCATTATTGAAGCACAGATAGAAAAGATATTAAAACTAACTAGAGATTAATTATTATGAAACCTATGGTGACTGTGATTACACCTACAACAGGTGCATCTTACCTCAAACAAGCAATCGAATCCGTTTGCTCTCAAACCTACGAAAACATCCAACATCTAGTGGTAGTAGATGGACCACACGAAAGTGCCGATACGATTATTGAAGAATGTCGTAACGGTGTTAATGGTGGTGACATTGATGTTATTCATCTTCCCTACGCTACAGGTATTGACAGATACAATGGCCACCGCATCTATGGTGCAATGACCTACTTGGCCAAAGGTGATTTTGTTATGTTCTTAGATGAAGATAACTGGTTGGATCCTAACCATGTAGAATCGCTTGTAAAAGTTATTGAAGCTGGCAATCAATGGGCTTTCTCATTACGCAAGATTACCGATAAAGATGGTAACTATATGTGTAATGATGATTGTGAATCTCTTGGTAAATGGCCATCATGTTTAGGTGACCAAGATTACTTTGTGGATGTTGGTTGTTATTTCTTACCAAAAAATATTGCATTACAACTAACACCAATCTGGTATCGTAAGGCAAGAGAACCAGGAGTACCAGAAGTGGATAGAATGTTATCTCATGTTCTCCGCCAAAATAACTTGACTTGTGATACTAACTACCTGTATACTCTTAATTATCGGACAGGCAACACAGAGCGGTCGGTCCAAAAAGAATTCTTCCTACATCATAATGAATTGATGAAACAAAAATATAATGGAACATTACCATGGCAAAAGACCTTATAATTGGCGCATTTAGTAAATACAATTACGATGCAGTAAAACCTTGGATTGATTCAATCAACCAAACCGATTTTGATGGAGATAAAGTTCTTATCACTATCAATGTATCAGAAGAAACTAATCAAAAGATTCGTGATGCCGGTTTCACCGTGATTCCCAAAAAATCTGATGGTAAGATGATGTTTCATATGGAACGATTCTTACACCTCTTCAATTACCTCAAAGATACTAAACATGATTATCGTTATGTGGTTACCACCGATGTTCGTGATGTGGTGTTTCAATCGAATCCAATGGAATGGTTAGAAAACTATGGTATTGGTTTTGGTGATAAAAAATTAGTTGCTTCTTCTGAAGCCATCCTAATTAAGAATGAAACTTGGAACAGAGAAAATATCTTTAAGTGTTTTGGTGAAACTTTTTATGAACATATTAAAGATTCTCCAGTTCTCTGTGTTGGAACACTAGCAGGTTCTGGTCCAGCAATCTGTGATTTGTGTGGACTGTTATTTCAACTATCAATCAATCGTGCTGATTGGGTTGCTGACCAAGCCGCTTACAATTTCTTAATGAGAATGTGGCCATTTAACATAGATACACATATTGCTGATTTAGAGGATGCTTGGGCTATCAATGCTCATGTAACAAACCGTGAATCTCAATATGAAGAATTTGGCCCTTACCTCTTAGAAGAAAGGCCAATCTTTGAAGATGGTTTAGTTAAAGATGCCAAGACCAAAAGACCTTTTGCTATTGTTCATCAATACGATAGAGTTCGTGCTTGGAAGAAATTTTATGAAGAAAAGTATGGAGTGAAGATTGTTTCACAATATACACCAGATGAAGATATGATTACTATTAGGACAGATTATGAGTGATGTAACGATTGTAACGGCTTTCTTTGATATTGGTCGTGGTGATTGGACACCAGACAAAGGATTACCACATTACCTACACAGAACTACCGATACTTACATTGAACGATTTGGTAATCTTGCCACTTTAGAAAATGAAATGGTAATTTACACTTCTGCCGACTTAATGGATAAAGTCAAGGAACTGCGTGGAGATAGAAAAACAACCGTGGTTCAAGTTGACTATAAGAATTCATTTACAGACGCAAGAGAGAAGATTTCTGTGATCCAAAGAAGTGAATCGTATCAAAGTAGAATTGCACCACATCAAAAGCGTAATCCAGAATACTGGAGTGCCGATTATGTTCTAGTCAACGCTTTGAAAGCCACTTTTATCAGTAGAGCCATCGATGCCGGTTATTGCAATAATGACTTAGTGGCATGGGTTGACTTTGGTTATTGTAGAGAAATGGCAACTTTGTATAATGTCAAGCATTGGTATTCTGACTTTGATAAAGAAAAGATTCACTTATTCAAACTTAAAGATTATGTTGAAGGCACTTATATTGACCAGATTATCTTTAATAATGATGTTCACATGGTTGGCGGTGCTATCGTTGCTGGTAAAGAACCATGGAAAAAACTAGAATATCTGGTTCACCACAGTTTGACAAATCTCATAGAAAACAACCTTATTGATGATGACCAGACACTACTTTTGATGTCTTATCTATCAGCGAAAGATAGTTTTGAACTACATCCAATGACGGAAGCATTGGTCCTGTTTAGGGATTACAATAAAACCGAATAATTCTGGTGTCTATGTATCGAACCCAATCTTTTGAGTTTGGACACCAGAAAAAATAAATGTTGTATAAATAAGGTACCGGCAATCAAAGTGTATTGCAAATCTGAAGGAAAATAATGTTAACATTTAAGAGTTATTTAAAAGAAGAAACCGAACAAAGTTCGGAACTCAAGCATATTCATCATGATGAAGATATACCATTAAAGAACGTCCATGCTGGTTTTGAACACGCACACGAAGCTTTGATGAAGGCTCATGCTCATATGACTGGTGGACATAAGAACACCAACTTGACAATGAAATATGATGGTTCTCCATCAATCGTTTTTGGTCATCATCCTAAGAATGGTAAATTCTTTGTGGCTACCAAATCCGCTTTTAATAAAAATCCTAAGATTAATCATACAGAAGCAGATATCGAAAAGAATCACGGTCATGCACCTGGTTTAGCTCATACTCTCAAACACGCTCTCAAACATCTACCAAAAGTAACACCTAAACACGGTGTGTTCCAAGGTGACTTGATGCACCATGCAGAAACAAAGACCTTACATGAAGGTTACATTGTAGAATCCAAGGGTGATGTTTCTTTTACTCCAAACACCATCACTTATACAGCCAAAGGTAAAGAGGCTGAAAAAGCAAAGAAGTCTAAAGTTGGTGTTGTAGTTCATACACAATACCATGATGATTTAAAATCAAATACACCTCATGTTGATATGAGTAAGTTTAAAGAGCATCCAGATGTCCACATTCACGGTGCTGAACACGATACAAGTAAAGTAAAACATTCCGCTGAGAATGAAAAGACTTTCCAAAAACACATGGCAGCTGCCAAAGAAATCCATGATACACATGGTCACAAGATGTATGATGCCATTCATCCAAAACATAGTGGTGAAGCCGGTCATCTATCAACATATATCAATAAAACTGTTAGACACGATGAAGTTCCAAGTGTTAAGGGTTTCAAAGAACATCTACATTCACAACACGAAAAGATGGCAGATAAGGTTTCTACTGAGAAAGCCAAAGCTGCTAAAACTGGTGAAGGTGAAAAACAGATTGCTCATGTTGAGAAGAATAAACAACATTATGGTAACTTGTTTTCTATGCACCATCATTTACATCAAGCCAAAAATGCTTTGGTGAAATCATTGGAAACACATGAAGGACATTATGAACACCACATTGCTGGTAAGAAGTCCAAACCTGAAGGTTTCGTAGTTCACCATGACAATCAACCAACTAAACTGGTTAATCGTGCTGAGTTTGCTAAACAGAATTTGTTAAAGGTAAGAAAATGAAAAGTTTTGCAGGATTCTTATTAGAGCAAATTAAAAAAGGATATCATTCTTTTTTTCATCCTACTAAAGGAATGTATAAGTTAAGCCATGACATGGAACGCAATGTTTACCATGTGCATAATAAATTTGGCGATTTATCACATTCACTTTCTGGTCATTTGACTCCAGATGAAGTTGCAAAAGAATTGAAAAAAGAACACGGCATGATTTTGGTTGACAAGTTACATGAAGAGCGTTTAGATGAACTTGCTAAAAAACCTGCTATGTCAGATGCTGAAAAAGAAAAACACGCAGCTGCCAAGAAAGCATCCGCCTCAATCAATCCACACCGTGGCGGTTACAATGAAACTCAATTGGCCAAACATTTAAATGGTGGCAAGTATATTGATAAAGAGCATGAAGAATTAGATAAACATCATAAATCTAAATTAGATGCTCACGATAAGAAATACGGAACACACGAAGTAAAAACTCAACAAGATAGAGCTAAAGAACAACATAAAGTTTTTCTTGACCATGCCAAGAAATCTGGTTACGAAGGTGTCCATGAAGTTCATTTGACACACAAACCAGGCGATATCGAAAAGAAAACAGGTATCAAGGCATCACAACAAGAAAATCCAAGTGATGTTGCTGTTAAGTTTCATAAGAAACCATCTTCAGCAAAACATCATTACTTGGGTATCTCAGCAAAATCTAGTGCTGTTAGTAAAATTGGATTCCACAATGGTGGTACAAAAGAACTCAGTAGTTTTTTAGGTAAACATTTAGGAGGTAGCCATGAGTGAATATGATATTCATTCCCATGTGCATAATCGTCATTTAGAGTTTATGACCAAACACGGCTTAGGCACCAACAAGGCCGCTGCCGTAAGAACAATCAAAGGTCCTAAACATTTAGATGCTGAAAAGAAAGTAGAAAATCCTGAATATAAAAAGAGTGAACTCTATAAGAAAGCTGGAGAGCACGCTAAAAAGATTAATGGTGAAGTAAGAGATAAACTCCATAAAGGTTATTCAGAAATGGCCAAAAGCCACCATGAAGAATTGAAACATCACCTTTTGAGTACCTATATTAAAGGTAACTCCGAACATTCTTTACCTTATGTTAAGGTTCATGGCCAAGGTGGCCACGATAAGAAGGCCAAGGCAACTGTAAGTGATCCTTCAGATAATGAAACTTACCATAAGATTAGAAATGCACATCATTTTTCTTTCCATAAAGGTGGTGAAGCAAACATCAATGTTCATGCACACGAACATGAGCATGACACAAAAGGTCATAAAGTGTTTGCTTTACAAGCTAAACACAATAACGGTCCATTAACAAACATGAAGATTGGTGCAACATAATATAATGAAAAGTTTTTTAGAAATCCTACAAGAAGAAGAATCATCTGGTAAACACCATGTGATGACTTTTGGTCGGATGAATCCACCGACTACTGGACATTTAAAATTAATTGATAAAGTGAGAGAAGTTGCACATAAACATGGTGCAGAACATTCTGTTGTTGTTTCTCACTCACAAGACGCCAAGAAGAATCCATTAAGTGGTGAACAAAAAGTTAAACATCTTAAAAAATATTCACCAGGAACTCACTTTGAGAAATCTTCAAAAGAAAGTCCAACACTATTTCACCATGCGGAAAAGTTACATAAACAAGGTGTAACACATCTTCATGTAGTTGCTGGTTCTGACCGTGTCAAAGAATACAAAGATAAATTGAATCACTATAATGGTAAACCCAATAAAGAAGGTCATGTACCATTCCATTTCAAAAAAATTACTGTTCATTCAGCAGGTCATCGTGATCCTGACGCAGAAGGTTCAGAAGGTATGTCAGGCACTAAGATGCGTGAACACGCCAAATCAGGTAACTTTAAAGAGTTCCGTAAAGGTGTTCCAGAGCACGTTTCTGATAAACACGCAAAAGAGTTAATGCACGATACTCGTAAGGGTATGGGTTTACATGAAGATGTTAACCGTGGTATGTTCCGTGCTATATTTGTTACAGGTGGACCTGGTTCTGGTAAAGATGTTATCATCCGTGAAGCCATTGCTGAAGGTCGTATCGTAGAATTGAATCTAGTCCAAGCACAAGATTACTTGGCAGATAAACAAAAATTATCCGAACAATCTAAAGATTTCCGTAGAGAGGGAATCCGTAATCGTGGTCCATTGATTATTAATGGTCCAGCAGATGACAAAGATAGAATCGCTTATATCAAGGAAGAGTTGGAAGACCTTGGTTATGAGACCATGATGATTTTTGTGAATACCACAGATGAAGTCAGTAAAGAAAGAAACTCTTTATTGTCCAGAATGATGGTAGAATCCGTTAGGCAAGATAAATGGTCGAAATCTCAGAGAAATACTAAATATTTCACAGAGGCCTTTAAAAATTTCGTAGTTTTTGATAATACAGGAAGTATCTCCGAGAAAGAACAGGACATACATGATATATACGAGTCCACAACCGATTTCTTGGATTCTACTGTATTGAATGAAACCTCGAAAGATTGGTTGAATCGAAACAACAGACTCAATATTAACTCATTATTTAAGGAAGATAAAAATGTTAAAACGTATAATCGGTTTCTTCAAAAAACCAGAATCAACAACGGAATCAACTCCAGAAGTCCAAGTGACGGAACAACTCCAGACAACTCAGCCAGATACCCAGCTGACGACATCAACAACGGATCCAGTTCCAACAAACGACCAAACAGAACCTACACCTTCGGCCAAAACACCGGCGTCTACGCAGAAGAAGCCACGCTCAAAAAGTTCTCAGAGCCAAAAGAA